CTCCTAACAATATTATGCAATAAATAATTATTCCAGCTAAAAGAATTATATATATTATACCACAACCAATATTCTTCATATAATTAGCCGCTTTATCTAATTTCTCCTGCTTTTCTTTAATTTCGTTCTCGTCCATAATATATATTTTTTTATTTTTATTTTACAATAGGTACAAACGTACAACGACACTGTGGATGTACAGGTTTCAACTTTCTAATTTCATCTAACTTACATATTCCGTGATGCATAAAAGCGCATTTATCACAAATGTTTTTTATGTTTTCAGCGCTTTTGTTTATTTTGTCTTGCTTTTCTTTAATTTCGTTCTCGTCCATAATATATATTTTTTATTTTATTTTACAATAGGTACAAACGTACATCTACATCTCGGGTGCATCGGTATCAAACCTCTTATTTCTTCTAATGTAAATACCTGCAAATGCAATCTTGAGCATTCATCACATACTCTATCATCATAGCCTGCAATATATTCTGCATATACTTGCCCTTCTTTATAGCCCATCCTTAGACACTCTTCAACTGCTCCATTTATATGTGCTGCTATACATTCTGTTCGTGCTAATAAACTTGCTCTATTTTTCGTACTAATAGTTCTACCTAATTTATCTTTTATAGATATATCAGCCATCTTGCCTTTCTCTATAAGTTCTACCAAATTGTTTGCAATTTCTTTCGGCGACAAACCATTTATAAAACCTTCACTTAATGCTTTTGCCAACTGCTTACTCATATCAGATGTTATTCCTTTTAAATTTTCATAATTTCTTAAAAACATTTGAGCTACCCTTTCAAGGTGTACCGGTGTATGCATTACTGCATCAAAATCTTTAAAATCATATATACCTTGCTGCTTTAAATCAAATCTAATGTCCTGCACTCCTCTTTTATAACTTTCAAATATATAAACATTCCCCCAAAATTCATTCACATCTCCAACATCTGCCATTACTCCTAATCTTAACAAATCTTCATTTATCAAACCATTTAGCCAAACTATAAACGCTTGTATTTTTTTAGTGCTCGTATCAAATGCAAACCCCCGTGGTGGTGGTGGAGTAAATTGCATTATTGCAAAATTATCATTCAAACCAAATACATCTCTATCTACTATTGCATACTCTATTACTTTTTCTATTTTTTTAATCTTTTGCAATAAAGCTCGTTCATACTTTAACTGTAAACGTAAAATGTTTGCAGGGTCTTTCTTATCTTTTATATGTGTCTTAAAATCATTTACAATTATTCTATTCATCTTCTATTACTTTTTCTTTGCTAAAAATAACATCATTTATATTTTGCAAATCGTTTGTGATTTCCTCAATTTGTGCATCGGTGAAGCCTAAAACAATACGCATAAAGGTTTCTTTCGGCATAAATTCTTCGTTGTAAGGGTTTGCAGTAAAGGTATTTATAGCTTGTGCTAATTTTAATGCACGTTCTGTTCTTTTATTTATATCTTCATCATATACGCTTTGCCACTCTACAGTGTAATCAGTCTGTTTTATTGTTCCTATTTCTATTAGTCTTGCCATTAGTTTATTCAAAATTTCGGGTTCAGCAAAAGCTTTCCTTCGTGCCCAGATAACTTCATTGAACGCTTCTTTATCTTGCGAGCTTGCTAATTCGCCTCGTTCACTACCAAATAAAATACGTTTAGGTATGCCTGTGAGTGCACTAATAAGTTGAAATTGTACATCTGCAAAATTACTCGGATCTGCTATTTGCTGTTGTAAACTTTCTATCTTGTCAACATACTGTGTAGCTATAAACCTTCTTAAGTTATGCTCAAACTTTGTTAAGCTTTGCTCTAATTTGTTAGCAATCTCATTATCATCTGCATATGCATTATCGCTAATATCAACATGATATCCAGGTCTGGCACCTCGCCAAAACATCTCTGCTGAAGCTCCTATGATTTTATCTAAATCTTCAAGTCTATGATAAATCGGCAATAAAAAAGGTACACCTCTTAAATCATCATCTAATGCGTCGTAAACAACGTGTATTATTCTCGTATAATGCACTTGTAATGTTATTGTATCATTATTGTTATTTATTTTTACTTTGTAAAATAGAGGTTGTCCATATCTTTTATTACTACTATCACCTTCAAAAATATACATCTCGCAATTACTTTGCGAGAGCGGTGTTACATAAAGTAATTTACTACCTTTATTAACAGGTCTTTTAAATTCATCTTCACTCTTAACA